ATATCAAGTGTCTCCGCTCCAGCTATAACTAATGCAGCTAGTGGAGATTTATTAACATCAGAAATAACTGTATCAATCCTAACGAGCTGGAGTTAAAATGAGCACACACGAAGAAGACTTAGCCTTCTTGAAAAAGACAGGCCAAATTAAAGACGCACCAAAACCAACTGCACAAACTAAGAAAGACGAGGAATAACAATGGCAATCTATTTAAATAATAACGTAGGTGTTAAGTTGGCTACCAATGCGGCACCAACCACACCTTCAATCGACATTAGCTCATACGTAACTAATGCCGTAATTAACCAGATCGTAGATGAGTTAGAAGTAACTGCTATGGGCGATACTGCTCATAAGTTTGTTGCAGGTCTACAATCAGCAACATTCACTATTGACTTTATCAATGACTGGGCAGCTAGTCAGGTAAACGAGACATTAAGCGCAGCATTTGGCAAGACCCTAGCAGTATCAGTAATCACTGTTAAAGGCACTGCCGTAGGAGCCACGAACCCTACTTATCAGTTCTCAGTTCTAGTAAATAACCTGACCCCAATCGGTCAAGGTGGCGTGGCTGAAATTGCTACCTCATCTATCACATTTACAGTAAACTCCGCAGTGACAGTGTCCCCATCGGTACCATTCTAACTAAGGAGTAGTAATGGCAAAGCTAAAGATAACAAGGGCTAATGGTGAAGTATCAGAGCACAAGATAACACCAGGTGTCGAGTACGCTTTCGAGTTAAAGTACGGATCAGGAATTAGTAAAGTCCTGCGTGAACACGAACGTCAAACAGAGATATTCTGGCTGGCTTATGAATGCTTACGCAGGGCTGGCGCACAGATACCTTTATGGGGATCAGAGTTCATAGACACTCTAGATACTGTCGAGGTATTAGACGAAGAAAAAAAATAACTGAGCGGTCTTCAATCCTTTACAGCATCGCACAGCTGAGCGTAGAGACTGGGATACCGCCTAGAGAGTTTATTGATATGGATAGCGAAATGTATGCCGCAATCATACAAGTCCTAACCGACAGAGCTAAGGAGATCCGAAATGCCAGCAGAAGTCGTAGGCGTTAATGATGTCCTAAAAGGTTTGTCTTTTATTGATGAAGATATGTATAAACGCATACGTGATGCAGTAACTCCAGAGATGATACAGGTCGAGTCTAAGGCAAAGGCTGACGTGCCTAGCAAAGTCTTATCAGGCTGGATGAAACCTATATCATCTAAAGTTGACTATCGCCCATTTCCCAAATACGACGAAGCCAATGTACGTGGTGGCATCGGTTACAAAGAGGGAAAAAATAGATTATTCAAAAATGGCTTTCAAGTAGAAAATTATGTTTACAACATTAGCGCTGCTGGTCGTATATATGAAACAGCAGGCAGAAAAAACCCACAAGGCAGAGCACCTATTATGAGCACAACTTTAAAAGAGTTAGGCAACATACAAGGATACGAAGGCAAGAAATCAGGCAAGAAACGATCTACCCGTGATTACAGCTCTAATAATCCTTTTGCTGGTTATCAGTTTGTTAGCGCATTAGAGCCTGTTACTTCTCAACCAAAGATAAAGGGAGTTAAATCTGGTGGCACAAAGACCAAGGGTCGACTGATATACAAAGCCTTTGCTAACCGCAGTCCTAAAATATACCAAGCAATTTTAAATGCTATAAATGCAACCACTGTCGATTTTAATAAAGCAACAGAGATTAAAAAGGCAGCGTAATGGCAAATGTAGTCGTCTCGGCACTCGCCACCTGGAATGGCAAAGCCCTTAAAAAAGCCAAGCAAGATGTAGATGTATTTAACAAACAATTAAAAACTCTAGCACGCACCTTTGGCGTTACCTTTAGCGCCGCTGCAATAGTCAGTTTCAGCAAGAAGGCGATTAAAGCATTTACAGAGGACGAGGCTGCTGCCAAAAGGCTTGCCCTACAGCTAGAAAATACTGGCAACGCATTTAGAGTAAGCGAAGTAGAAGGCTACATAAAAAGTCTAGAAAAAACTAACGCAATACTTTCCGATTTGCGTGGCCCTTTCCAAACATTATTAAACCTAACTGGATCTGTAGAGTTAGCGCAGCGCTCGCTAGAAGCCGCTTTGAACATAAGCGCTGGCACAGGTGAAAATTTAAATACTGTTATATCTGCTATTGCTAGCGGCATTAGAGGTCAGACTAAAGCAATCAAAAACTTAAATACAGGTATTGATTCCAACATAATTGCTACTGGCGATATGAATCAAATTATGGAAGCGCTAGAAAAACGCTTTAGTGGTCAGTCAGCAGCTAGGCTAGATACTTATGCTGGCAAGATGGATGTATTGCGCAAGGGTGCAGATGAGGCAACAAAGTCCATCGGAACTGGTTTAGTTAATGCTTTAACAATACTTAGCAAAGATAATTCTGTTGAAAGTTTAGCGACGAATTTTGAAAACTTAGGAAACAACATAGCCTTTGCTATTGAAGAAATGGCTAAACTCATTAAGAAGTTTGATGATCTTGTAAATAATCCAACTTTTGCCGCAGGTCTTATAGCGTTAGCTGCCTTGTCTAAAAATCCTAAAATTTTAGCCACAGCAATAGGTACAGTAGGTCTGAATGCTGCCAGTAATGTTGCTTTAGGTGGGGGCAGGACTTCTTCATCAACAGCCCTTAACAATGCTAATGCAAGAGAAAATAGGTTGCAATTAGCACAAATCAAAACAGGCACAACCTATCGCAGGTTAGAAAACGAACAATTAAAGAAAAAAACTGAGGTAGATAAACTATCGGAGAAGTTTGACTTAGAGCGCATAGGATTGATGAAGGCATTGGGCGAGGCAACCGATGCTGAAACTAAACTACGCATCCAAGCCAAGATAGCCATATTAGACAATAACGAGGCCTTGGCTAAGAAATATAATGCTGAACTAGCAGCTAGTTCTGCGGCTAAAACTTTAGCTGATAGTGCTACTAATGCCGCCAACGCCCTTAATACTTTGCCTAGCAAATACGATGCAATCTTTAATAGCCTAGTAAATACTTTTAAGACAATGGGATTAGATCAAGGATCAGCCGCTGGCCTTGCAGGGGCATCAGCAAGATTACAAGCACAAGCCGATGCGTTTCTATCACAAATGGGCCAATACGCTGTGCCAGGTGGTATGCCATCTAGTGCATCAACAGCTGCCGCAGCAGCGACACCTACAATCGTGCCACAGGTTACAGTCAATACAGGCGCAGTATTAACCAACAATCAAGAATTAGAGCGTTACATAATTGATGCTGTCGGTAACGCAACTAAATTGGGCGACAGGCTAGTACCACGTGGGGCAGTACCCACATTCTTACTACAATGACAGTACCCGTAGTAAACGCTTATATAAATTTTAGCACTGGACCATCCTTCGCCCAGGCTATGATTTTAGGATCAGGCTTATTAGATGTAAACATATTGGCTGATTCAGTTGCAATTATTGTCGATGTATCAGATCAAATTAACTTTATTCAAACCACTAGAGGCCGCAATCCCTTGTTTGATGAATTCTCAACTGGCCAACTTACATTACGCATAGTAGATCAAAATGGTGATTTTAACCCAACTAACCCGCTCAGCCCTTACAGCCCCGACTTAACACCTATGAAGAAGGTGCAGATTACTGCAACCTATGGCGCTACGACTTATCCTATATTTTCAGGCTTTATTACAAGCTATGTTAATACTCAACCTAAAGATGCTACCGAGGTTGCCTATACAACTATCCAAGCTGTAGATGCGTTTAGGCTTGCTCAGAATGCGCAGATAACTACTGTGGCAGGTGCTAGTGCTGGCAATTTATCAGGCACAAGAATTAACCAGATATTAGATCAAATTGACTGGCCAGCAACTATGCGTGATGTCGATGCAGGCTTAACAACCTTACAAAACGATCCAGGCAGTTTACGCACTTCACTTGGCGCTATGCAAACTGTAGCCAATTCAGAGTATGGCGCTTTATATGTTAATGCCGATGGTGAGTTTGTATTTCAAGATAGAGCGGTAACTGCTGGATCAATCGGTGGCACAATTACTACATTTAACGATAATGGCACGGGCATCCCATACGCCAATGCAAACTGGAAACTAGATGACACCCTAGTCTTCAACTCATCTACTGTTACTAGGATAGATGGCACACCACAGACCGCTATTAACCAAGCATCAATAGATAAATACTTTATACATAGTTTTCAAATTCAAGACCTGCTAATGCAGACCGATGCCGTGGCGCTTGATTACGCACGTGCTTACACAGCTAGCCGTAGCGAAACCAGCGTTAGATGCGATTCTATCGAGCTAGACCTATACACGCCTAACTACAACGCAGGCATTATTGCAGCGCTAGACCTAGATTTCTTTGATCCGATCAGAGTGGTTACTACCCAGCCAGGTGGATCTACCCTAGACAAGACCTTACAGATATTTGGCGTGCAAAACGTAATAACACCCAACAGCTTTAGAGTGGTCTTCACGACTTTAGAACCCGTGCTGGATTCTCTAATTTTAAATAACAATATCTATGGCACTTTAGACTATAATGTGCTCAGTTACTAAGGAGTAAAAATGGCAGCAGGATTAGGATTTAAGGATTTCCAGACGGGCGAGGTATTGACCGCAGCCGATGTCGATGGCTACTTAATGCAAGGTGTCTGGGTCTTTGCCAGTGCCACTGCTAGAGATGCAGCTGTAACATCACCGCAAGAGGGAAATTTTGCATATCTTAAAGATACAAACGTAACCACTTATTATACTGGCAGTGCTTGGGCAAACCTAGATACAACAGGTATGACTAACCCAATGACAACTACTGGCGATACGATTTATTCTTCAAGCGGATCAACACCAGCCAGACTTGGAATTGGTACAGCAGGACAGGTGCTAACAGTTAACTCAGGCGCAACTGCTCCAGAATGGGCTGCCCCTGCTGGTGGTGGAAAAGTATTGCAGGTTGTATCAACCGCTAAAACAGATTCATTTAGTGCGTCAACAAGTGCGGGCGTTTATACAGATATTACTGGACTTTCAGTAAGCATTACTCCATCTAGTGCAACTTCTAAAATTTTGGTAATTGCAATGGTTAGCGGCTCAGGTGCTATTGGTTCTAATTTTGCAGCAGTTCAATTAGTCAGGGCTTCAACAGCAATCGCTCTTGCTGATACTGCTGGTAGTAGATTAAGCAGTTCATCACAATTAGCACAAATAGCAGCGGATGCAATGACTGCACTACCAATTACTTTTTTAGACAGCCCTGCAACCACTTCATCAACAACCTACAAAATACAAGGTTGTTCTGCGGGTGGTACGGGAACTGTTTATATCAACAGATCAACAAATGACACAAACAACAGTTCAGCAATTAGAGGCGTTTCCACAATTACTGTTTTAGAAATAGGTGCATAATGATTGATTATACTTTAATACTTACCACCAAGTATCCTGATTCTTTATGGACATTAGATGGCGATAATTATGATGGATTGACTTGGGTTTCTGATACACCTAAACCATCTAAAGCAACACTCGATGCGTTATGGAATGAAGTACAAGCTTTAATTGCAGCTGAGGCCCAGGCAAAGATAGATGCTAAGGCAGCAGCACAGGCAAAACTTGCAGCACTTGGTTTAACTGTTGAGGATTTACAAGCTCTAGGTTTGTAATGAAACCAAAATTATGTGCAGCTGGTGTGCAGTTAAGAGATCAAGTTGATACGTGGTTTCCAGAT